TCAGTTACCTACACCTATGATTGATGATAACAAATCTGACACTCATCAGTTTGTTAAGTTTATAATAAGACCTCAGCTATCAGCTAATCCTAAGTTATTATATAATGCTGAATGGCAAGAAATGATTGAGGAACTTATTGGAACTGATAAACTTTTATTTCTAGATGGTAAGACAAAAGAGTTTGTTATCTACAATGAAGAACAAGGTAAAGACATAGATAATATAGGTTGGTTATCCAATACCTATTCTATACAGCCAAGTTTTTCTTCAACAAGAGATTATGAATATGATTTTGAAACTAACACCATGAAGAAAAAGAAAAGCGATTGGCTTGATGATGATGATTGGGGTTATGGTGGAAGCTATGCAAGTTATGGCAGTAGCTACAAAACACCTCATAAAACTTCATCATGGTATGGCAAAACAGATTCTAATAATGCTATCAATGAAGATGTTATCAGAAAAGAAAATCAATCTGATGTGTATGGTAGAGTAATTGATAGTGATTACACAGCCACTACTCATTACGATAACACGGGCAAGTATTCTCATACAACTTATGAGCCAACAACTAAGGGTAAAGGTAAAGAACTAATACCTTACGAACAAGTAGACCCTACCATGAAAGATAAGACTAAACCTAAAGATTCTTTTCTACAGGAAATGTATAACGGAAAGAGATTGGAGTGGGAGGATGTTTGCTATCGTGACTTTGATGAGCTTACAGATTTGTGTGAAGAAAATCCTGTCGGTGTGGCAAGATACATATACGATTTAATATTAGGAGGAATGTATGAGAAATAATATAGTACCAATGTATACTTGGATTGACGGACTAACTTATGAATTTAAAATACCTATGACTTTAAATGGTATGAAAGACATAAGAATAAAAACTACTACCTTTGGTGGTAAGGATGTGTGGGCAAACACAAAAGGAAATAAGTTTTCTAAATTGCCTATGCATTTAAGTATGAAAGATATTATCTTTGGTGTGATACACAAAGGAGAAAAAGAAATTGATTGGTACGACAGCCAACAAACATTAGACAGTAATGATATAGATTCTTTTTGTTTCAAAGGCAAAGCAATAATAGATTATCATGACTATGAAAATACATACAATCCCTATGCAAAGTATAATAGTTTTCAATTAAATACTTTATTAAATAATGATAGAGTACAATCTTCTTTATGGAGAACAGTTGAACAGTATAAAAACAATGGGCAATGGGAAGATATGCGAAGAACAAAAAGATATATTCAAGATATAACTTCACGAACTAGCATTAAAAGTATGTGGAAAATCCTTACTAAAGATTTAAGTATTAAGGATTTTATTGTACCTAATCCCGCTATCTCATTGAAAATAGTTTCGCCACAGAGTCATCCATTTAATGGACAAGATATATTACAATTCTTATTTACTAATAAGGTACAGACAGAACAGCAAACTCTAACCAAATGGGTTAAACATAATCCAGCCGCGAAACCTATTGAATCAGTAGAGGATTGGGAACATTTTATAAAAGCATATGAATCCACCTTAGAAGATGGAGAAGAATTGATTGAATCTGATCCATTTGTAGATACACCATTTTAACTCTCGTATTATTCCGATTGTGTACCGATAGGACACGATAGGCATCAAAACTAGAGTAAGGGGGGCAAGTGAGGAATTGTGTCTCACTTGCTAAGAACTATACTATATATAGTATAATAATATATAATAAAAATCGTATGTATATAGGGATATTTGGGGGAAATACATGGGGTGTTTTCCCAAACAAGGTACGTCCGTGTTTTATCGGTAGTCAATCGGTAGAATACGAAGAAACTTATTGACATTAAAGGAGAATATGATATGATAGCTTTTTTTATAGGACTAATTATTGGTATGATTACAACTTATTTTTTATATGGCACTTGGCTTTGGATTGAAGGTGGGCTATGAAAACCTACACAGTTATCCAAACTTATACAGCCCAAGACATTTGGAAGAATGTTAAAGCAAAAGATAAACAAGAAGCCATTGATATATGCATGGGTGGTAGACCTATTGATGAAACTCGTACTGAAGATACGGAAACAGAAGTAAAGGAGGTTGACAATGAAGATACTTGAACTCTTGCCCGAAGGAGCAAGACAAGTCAGATACATACACCCTTACTATGAGTACCAAGAAGATGATGAGGGAAATGTTATAGATGAGTGGTGTAGTAATGAAGATACTTGCACAGATGTATGGTATGATATTATAAATAAAGTACATAGAACTAAGACACCTATATACTACCGCAGAAGAACTAATCTATTAGCCATAGAAGATGTGTCTAGATACTCACGCAATATAATTCAACACAACGATAGAGAAGATACTTGGAATGAGATTTGCAAATGTGTGAGAGTGAGAAGATTAGGCAGGAGAGTAATGTTTATTTATGATGAAAAATACATGAAGAAATTGTGGGATAAAAAGGCAGACAAAAGAAAGCTTAAGTCTAAACTATTCCGAAAAAGGAAACTGCCTTTAACTTCATCACATTTAAATGAACTTAACATGGAAGATTTTAGAAGGGAGATAGCTGATGAGTACAATTCGTAATGAAAAATTACTAGAGAAATTACAAGACAAGACTAAAGATTATAAAATAAACAATCTTAAAATGGTTAAGGTGGAATGGCTCGACGCAATGTCGGATGATAACACATGGCAAGAGCTAGAAGAATTGGCTAAACAAATACTGCGTCCCGTCACTTGTGTCGGTTGGATTCTCGCAGAAAATGAGGATAATATTATACTTATATCTTCGTTTGATGAGGAGTCTCAATGTGGTGGTGGTGGCTGCACTATACCTAAAAATTGTATAACTAAATTAACAAAACTAAAGGAGGTAAATAATGAATAGAAGTTTACTATTTGTATATGGTACTTTGAAAAAAGGTGGTGGCTTACATAGTGTGTTAGGCAACTCATCAGAATTTAAAGGAACTTATATAACAGAAGAAAATAAATATGATATGCATGATGTGGGTTGTCCTATCGTGGTAGATAAAGATAAAGGTTTCCGTATACGAGGAGAGATATATGATGTGACCCCAGAATGTATGGAAAGAGTGACATCAATAGAATGTAATGCAGGTTATATTCCATTTATTGTTGAAGCTTATGATGAAGATTATCCAGAAGGTGATCCTCTAAAAGCAATAGCATTTGTTTACACGAGCAGTTCTGCACATGTGGGAATGAGTGTGTCAAATAGAATTAATAACAAAGAAAACATAAAGGAGTGGGTAGCATGATAGGAGAATATTTTGCAAGACTAGTAGTTATTATTGCATTGACTTGTGTGCCAACAAGTATTATATATGCATACATAACTGACCCAACATACAGGAATCCGTTCTCGTTGTTGGTATTATTATTTTTTACATACATAGGAGTACATATATGGCTAAGAAAAAAGAAAAGAAATTAATAATTAAAGATGATGTATTTCCTCTAGAGTTTGAGGAAGAACAAGAAGCCGATCATGTGATAGACGGCTATCATGTACACACCGTAAATCAACATGAACATTTCAATGATGATTTAAGTACAGATGAAAACGATTATGAAATGGAACAGGAGAAAGTTTATGCCGTTCAATCCGAAGACTTACAACCTATTGCAGTCGACAGATATTTCGAACGCTTTGGAAAAAGCCGTAGAACACCTAGATAATAGTGACTCAGACCGTCCTATTATTATAGCGAAGCATGAGAAACCATTCGCATTACAAATGAAAATGTATAGATACATTCGTGCATTTGCTGTGCAGATGAAAGACAAACCAGATGTTGATGAAAATAAATACAGCCATTTGGTAGTGACAACTGTGCCACAAGGTGTTAAGATAACATCTGCATTGGAACAGAAACCATTAACTTTAACTACGGAGAAAGGAGAGGAGTTATGATTAATGATGAATTAAAAAAGAAACATGATGAAATGTTTAAGGAATGTATTGATTTAATGAGAGAGCCTATTTCTAAAATGGGTGACAAGTATCCATTAGAAATAATCAATGCGTCTTTAATTGAATTAGGTTTGAGAATGTCTATGATACAAGGGGGCACTTATCATACAATAAGAGTGTTCGCTAATGTTATGGATAACCTGGCGACCTTTGGTCAGATGATTGAAAAAGATTTACAATCTATGCTTGAAGAAGGACATGAGCCAAATCCATTTGACGATTGGAAGTACACGGATTCAACCAAGAAAACTATTCACTAAGAATTTTGTTGACATGGTGTCGACAATAGTATATAATACATGGAGTGTGTGATGTATAAAAAGAAACTATTAATTTTAATATTTAAAACCTCTGCCCTTGTGCAAACTTACTCTAATAAAGTAAGGGTGTGGGCATTGTATAAAATGCATGAAGTTAAAAAGCAAAGTAAATACAAACCACACAAAAAATATATGAGAGGTAAGAAATGAAAAAATTTGATGTGACTACTTCCCATTGTTTTACACAGCATTGGGAGGTCGTGGCTAAAGATAAGGAACAAGCCGCGAAAAAAATTATGGAAGGTGATTTAAAGTTTGATAAAACTTCAAGGACTTATGTGTCCAATAAGTTTACCCGTGCTTTGATAACGATTCCAGATGCTACAGTATTGTCAGTTGAACCTATCAAACCTAATGATGTGGAAAAACATACAGATACTATTGACATAGATGTGGAGGGTAGTTATGGTGGAACAGATCCAGATTAATAAAGTAACACCTCGAAGTGGTGCCTCGTGGTATATAAAATGGTTGGCATCAATTACATTGCTAGTAGGTATGTCATTTACTAGCATAGAACTTATCCCTTACAACTTATACTTACATCTGTTAGGTATAACAGGTTGGTTAGTTGTAGGAATATTGTGGCATGACCGAGCATTGATTACAGTAAATGCTGTCGGAGCTTTTATATTCTTGAGTGGGATAGTAAAATATTATTACGGTTAGCAGGAGAGGAGCCAGACAAATGAATATATTTTTCTTAGATAAAACACCATACAAATCAGCACAATATTTGTGCGATAAGCATGTGGTAAAAATGATATTAGAATCAGCACAGATGTTATCTACTGCTGTTCAAAGATACACAGGTAGAATGGAAGAACTATACAAACCTGCGTATCAAAATCATCCCATGACAAAATGGGTAGGAGATAGCCGCCCCAACTTTGAATGGGCAATGAGAAATGCACATGGTATCCATGAAGAATATGCTTCAAGGTATGCCAGAATACATAAGTCTTCCAACATTCTAAATATTATTTGGAATGATAATTTAAAAAGTAAAATACCAGAAAGAAACTTAACAACCCCACCCCAATGTATGCCAGATAAATATAGATTGAGAAGCGATTTGTATGTAAAGGCATATAGAAATTATTATAAAGGAGAAAAAGAATACTTTGCCAAGTGGCAAAAAGGTAGACCACAACCACATTGGTGGCAGTAATGGAGTGGTTTCAAGATTACGGACTAACTATATTAGTTATATCTATGGTAGGTATAGCTCTAATAATGTATAAAAATAAGTGAGGTAATATGCCCAAGAAAAAAGAAGAAATTGTTGAAGAAGAATTAGTCATACCAACAGAACTCTTGGAAAAAGATCCTGTTGAATTGGCGACTGATGAAGAAGGAATTAAAACTATAATCTCTTATCTTAAAAAGACTAGAGAGAATATCAGAGCGGCAGAAAAAGCTGGCAAAAGAATCACTGGTAAATCTGCAAGGACTAAGACCCCAGAAAAAGCAGGCGATAATATTCTAGATGTGTTGGTGGATAATGTCTAAGGAAAAAGATAAGATAGATTTCATAGGCAAGTACCACCCCTAACCCAAAGAAGCACCTAAGCATTGGCGTATGGCTCGCATGAAAGAACTTCGTGCAGAGGTTATGGCTAGACGCTTAGAAAAGAAAAGGCAATGGGGTTTAATGGAACAACACACAAAACAATGGGGACTTTTAGTTGTGTATCTAATTGCTTTTGTTATAGTGGTGTTGGGTATGAAGGAGTTAATGTAATGGAACAACCAGAAAAATTAAAGAAGTATTTAATCCAAGACGATAAACCTAGACAAGCTATATGGGATTCATCTAGCCTGTCTACATTTTCTGCATGCCCTAGAGCATACAATCTTTCCAACCTATTGGGATATAAATTAAAACTCTATGCCCCTGTCACAGGATTTGGATCAGCAGTACATGACGGCTTTGAAGTTTTAGATAAAGGCAAACATGAAGGCAAGTCTAAAGATGAGTCAGTAAATAAAGCAGTTACTTTTATTATAAAAGAATACGGCAAAGACTTATCACAAGCTGAAGATAAAGCCAGAGGTCTTGAAGCGGCAATAAGGACAGTAGTATGGAGAGCCGAAGAATATTGGGAAGACACTTTAAAAATTGCGACCATGCCAAATGGTGCCCCCTGTCTAGAGAAAAGGTTTGAAGTTCCTTTTGGAGAGCGAGGTCATAGATTTTCTGGAAGGATAGATAAGATAGTGGAGTTAAATAATCGTTTGTATTTATGTGATACTAAAACAACAAAGGCTTCGCTTACTGATTTATATTTTAGAAACTTCCAACCAAGCAATCAAATCTATGCGTACATCTGGGCGGCTAGATTCGTATTGGGTTTAAACATTGCAGGATTTATTATTGATGCTGTACAAACAGGTGTACATTTTTGTAGATTTAATAGAAGCATATTTAATGTATCAAAAGAATCTATACTAGAATGGTACAACGATGCACAGTATCATATCTCTTTGTCAGATGCATATGCAGATAACGGTTGGTATCCTGCCAACTTTACATCATGTGGCAACTATGGTGGTTGTAAGTTCAGAGAAGTATGTGGTGAATCACCTGAACACCGTACGATTTTGTTAGAAGAAGACTTCATTCGTGACCCGCATGCTGACTTGCAAGTGGATAATGTTATTCATGTGCCAGAAAATATATTTAGGAAAAAGAAATGAGATTAATAATTTTACTATTGTGTTTGTTAAGTTTAAATAATTGCACATATTTTGTTGCTAAAGAAACTGCTAAGATAGTTTTAGATACTGACAAGAACCCAGAGAAAAAAGAAAAGATACTTAAGAAACAAAACCTAAAGAAAGAAGCTAACAAAAAGAAAGCAAAAGATTTTTATTGTAGTAAGATTGAAGACCCTGTGAAGTGTAATGAGTAGGGCAGATTTAAAAAGAAAGAATCATAAGGGAAGGAGAAAGATAGGTTCTCGTAAGAGAAAGAATCGCAGACGTATTAGATTAAAATTACGTGTGAGAAACAAAAGATAATTGTTGACAATTATTTTATTTGTGGTAGTATTATAAATTATAGGAGATAAGTATGGCAAGTATTAAAAATCATCAATCAACTGATGTTACTAAACTATTACTCGTAGGAGATAGTGGTTCTGGTAAGACGGCTTCATTGGCTCAGCTCGCAAATGCTGGATACAATTTACGTATCTTGGATTACGATGATGGGTTAGCTATTCTTCCAGAGTTTCTAACTGCTGATGCAGTAGATAGAGTTAGTTACGTAACGTTGAAAGACCCCATTGGAAAGGCAGATTCTTTTCGAAGGGGTGTTAATTTAATTTCAAATTGGAAAGACGAAGGAGAAGACTTCGGGCCTGTTAGTAAGTGGACATCTAAAGATGTCTTAGTCATTGACAGTCTAACCCTAATGGGTGAAGCGGCTTTAAGGGGGGCACTTGTATTTAATAACAAGAAGCCAACCGATCAAGCTAGCCAACCAGAATGGGGCACTGCGGCTCGCGATGTACAACACATTGTACAATACATAACAGGTACTGAAGCACCATGTAATGTGGTAGTAACAACCCATATGCAATATATGGAAGGCGATTTGGGTGTGTCTAAAGCATATCCAACTAGTGTCGGTTCAAAGTTATCAACCAAGTTAGGTAGATACTTTAACTGTGTATGCAGAATTGATACTAGAAGTTCTAGCAAAGGAGTTGAGCGAACTTTGAGAACTGTATCCGATCATCGCATGGATCTAAAAGTAACGGCACCAAAATTAATTGAGCCTAATACTGAATTAGATTTAGCTAAGTTGTTCGGAGCAATACAAAAGAATGCTCAACAAAAATTATCCAAGAAGGATAATGTAATTAACATCAAGACAGGAGGTAATTAATGGCTGATGTAAGTGACTTTTTATCGATGAATCCAGAGGATATACCAGAGTCTATAACTTTACCAGAGGGTAGTTATGACTTTGTTATTACATCTTATCGTACGGATAAAGTCGGTGAAAACCAAAACGAAATTGTGCGTCTTAATTGTAAGGCTAATGCAGTTTTAGAATCTGATATTACGGATGCAGATCTAGAGAACTGTGATGGTACTCGATTAGAATTTTGGGCAACCAAGAAAGCACTTAGACAGGGTAACCCTGTGATTTCACTCAAAGCTTTCCTAACAAAATCACTCGGTATGAGTGGTGTTTCGTTCGGGGAAATGCTTGAACAATCTATTGGACAATCGTTTAGTGGTATCGTTAAACACGAAATGGTTGGACGTAACAAAGATATACTTCAAGCTTCAGTATCAAGAGTATTGAACAACAAGTAGTATCTTATGGGTGAGTATGCAGTTAAGCAAAGAGTTCCTTCTCAATTAAAGAAGGGGGCAAAGATAGCCATAGTCATGGACTATCCTAACTCTAATGAAGTTCGCTTGAATAAAATACTTGCAGGAGATTTTATAGTCAATAAGATTTGTAGACTAGCAGGGATACAAATAGAAGATTGTATGCTCACCCACACTATTCAACTTAAACCTGCACAAGACAACCCCCAAAATTTTTTTCACAAACGTTCTGAATATAAAGCTTTGTGTAAAGATAGTGAGTGGCGTTCTTCCTATCCGATTACCACCTATGGCTACCTCAAGCAGGAGATGGAGCAAGACTTACAACGTTTATACAATGAACTCAATGAGACAAACCCCAATGTTATTATAGCAATGGGGGGAGTTTCATTGTGGGCACTCACAGGATTTGATAAGGTAGGTATATACAGAGGTGCTGTTATTCCTTCAACTCAAGAAAGATTGAAACAGGTTAAGGTAGTACCTTCTTATAATCCTTCTGCCGTAGTTAGAAACTATGGCTTCAGAGCACACGTTTATTCTGACTTTAAAAAAGCTAAACGTGAATCAGAATTTTCACATATTAATTATACAACAAGAGAGCTATGGATTGAGCCTCAGTTAGACGACATGTATGCATTTGAATCAGAATACATACATAGAAATAATGCTGAGGCACCATTGGCTTTCGATATTGAAACAGCGGGAGGGCAGATAACGTGTATTGGATTTGCCCCCTCTTTAAATCATGCAATCGTGGTCCCATTTAAGTACAACTATTGGTCACGTGATGAAGAAGACAAAGCGTGGGCATGGGTTAAAGACTTATTGGAAGATACGAACTTAGTTAAAGTTGCACAGAATCAAACGTATGACATATCATGGTTAGCTTACAAACAGAATATAAAAGTAAGTGGACTAGTACATGATACAATGCATGCACAACATTCACTGCAGCCAGAAATGGAAAAAGGTTTAGGTTTTCTCGGCTCCATATACACTAATGAAAGTGCATGGAAAACATTAGCCAAGTTCTCTAAGAGCACAAAAGCTGATGAGTAGTGAAGCGACCACATTTTTTTACAGCAAAAGCTGTTGACGATAGGTGGGGTGAGTTAGATGCTCACGTAAGATTATGGCGAGCAACATTAGATCAACTGTTGCAAGACCTCATATACGTGGGAAGTGGTAAGGAAGATAAGAAAGCTTTTATTACTGCATGGGAATGGTTTGAAAACAACCATGAAGATTTTAAAATGGTGTGTGACTTAGCTGATCTAGATCATCAAAGAACACGAAAGGAATTGAAAGATTTAATAGCGAGGGTAAATGGTAATAGACATAAACGACAATTTAAAAATAGCCGCAAAGCTTTTGAGTGGCAAAAGGGAACAGGAGTACGGAAACAAAAAGATAAACCACGATAACATTGCTGTGTTGTGGTCAGCTTATTTGGGTACAAAGTTAAGTGCTCATGACGTTGCTATATTAATGTTGTTATTAAAAATAGCAAGAACAAAATCTGGGAATCCTACCGAAGATACATACATAGATATGGTGGGGTATTCAGCTATTGCAGGAGAATTGTGTGAAGATAGTAAAGAACACGGAAATAAATAAACACGATCTAAATAAAGATCAAATACTTTGGACGTATTGTGCATTAGATTGTACATTGACCCATGAGATATGGTCTAGGATACATAAAGAGTTTGATCCTATAACTAAAAGAGTTTACTTATTTGAATTAGATAGTTTAAAACCTGCAATGGAAATGATGTTGCGAGGTTTAAAAGTTGATGAAGTTAAAGTAAAAGAAAAGAAAGAAGTCTTACGTGCTCGTAGATTAAAACTAGAACGTATGCTTAATCTTTTTGCACAAGGTGTATGGGGTAAAGATTTAAATCACAATAGCCCTGTGCAACTTAAGAAAATTTTATATGAAGACTTAGGTCTACCACCTGTTGTGTCTTACAAAGGGGGCAAGTCAAAGATATCTACTGACCGTGCAGCTTTGGAGCAGCTTGGGGAATTTTATCCAAGAGCAAAACCATTCGCACATACCATACTTGCACTACGTGACATAACTAAACAGCTTTCTGTTTTAGATTCTAAACGTGATAAGGATGGCAGGATTAGATGTTCATATAATGTAGCAGGTACAGAGACAGGACGTTGGTCTTCATCAGAAAGTCCTTGGAGAACAGGAACTAATTTACAAAATGTTACAAAGGAATTACGTTCAGTATTTATTCCAGATGATGGCATGGTTATGTTCTATGCAGATTTAGAACAAGCAGAGTCGAGAGTTACTGCTTATGTTGCAGGTGATGAAGGTTATATAAATGCATGTGAGAGCACAGACTTACACACTGAAGTAGTTAAAATGGTTTGGCCCAACTTGGGTTGGTCTGATGATCCTGCGCAAAACAGGGAGCTTGCAAACAAACCTTATTACTTACACTTTACATATCGTGACATGTGTAAACGAGCAGGTCATGGTACTAACTATGGAATGTCAGCACATGCATTAGCTAAACATTTAAAAATAAAAGTTTCACATGCGACAAGATTTCAGTTGCTTTATTACGGAGGTGTGGTACCATTAGCTTCTTTAGAACGTTGGCACCAACAAGATAGAGAAGGAGGCTTTCAAGAATTGATAGACACAGGAGAGATAATAGGTAAGCTAGTAAAAATACAAGGAGCATTCCCTGGCATACGTGCTTGGCACAACGAAGTATCGGGTGAGTTAAAACAAACAGGTTGTTTAACTACACCTTTAGGTAGGCGCCGACAATTCTGGGATAGATTAAATGATAACTCTACATTGAGACAGGCTATAGCTTATGTTCCACAATCTACTATTGGGGATTTATTAAACATGGGTTTATACAATGTATGGAAAAGTGTTAGAGAGATAGAGATACTTGGCCAAGTGCATGATGCTATCTTGGGTCAATGTCCTATTGAAAGAGTGGATGAATTAATGCCTAAAGTTTTAGAGCAAATGAACAACCCTTTAGAAGTTAAGGGAAGACAAATGATTATCCCTTCCTCAGTTGAGGTGGGTCATACATGGAAGGATATGGAAACATGGAAGAAGTAAAAAGATTATATATAGAAGACGGAAAGATACTAGTAAAAGAGGGGGAATTTTCTACCATATGTACTGAGGCAGAGATAGAAGGACCTTCATTAATAAGAAACAAAGACGGTAATGTATGGATTGAGACTACATCTACAGTAGTTAAGCTTGTCCATATACCTAAAGAAAATGTCAAGTTTCTAGATGAAAAATAATGTCAAGAAATTATACAGATTACATGGAGGCATGTGTTGATGCCATTAAGAATAGTCCTATCCCTAAACCTTTTGCGAGGTGGACTGCCTTATCCTCAATAGCAGGGGCACTCGGCCGAAGGGTCTGGTTTCCTATGCCTAACTATAACATTGGTTCTAATTTATTTGTAATACTTATTGCAAGTCCTGGTCGTAATAAATCAGTAAGTTTAATATTACCTTTCTCTAAAGTATTCAATAGACTTACTACACCTGTTGGTACAACAGAAGATGATTCTAATTTCAACTCTGGTCTTGACCAATACGGTTTAAGAAACTATCCTTTATATCTTATTCAAGATAGAATCACTCCAGAAAAATTAGCAGTTGACATGACTAAAGTAACACGTTTAGATTTACGTTTAAGTAATCCACGTCAAGAACAATTCTTTGATTCGTCTATGACTTTAGTTACATCAGAGTTTGGTACGTTCATGGGCAGGAGTGAAAGATATTTGCAAATGTTTTTAACTGATATGTGGGATGCCAAAGATCAGTACAGCCACAAAACAAAAACAGCAGGTGAATATATTATTGAAGGCCCTTGTTTAAATTGGGTTGCTTGTGCAACACCAGAACAATTTGTTGACAACTTACCAGAGGATGCAAAGTCTCAAGGATTATTATCAAGAATCATTCCTGTGTTTTATGAAGGAGAAAGAATACCACAAGACTTAACACAAAAAGTTATTAGTGATAACACAATAGATAATTTAAGAAATGATTTATCTCATGTAGCTAAAATGTATGGGCCAATGACATTTGATGATGATGCATTTGAAGGAGCTAATGAAGATATCTATTACAACTTACAACCAGAACCAACTGATCCTCATCTATCTGAGTATTGTCAAAGAAGAGTATCACACTTTCTAAAAATAGCTATGTCAGTTTCAGCTTCACGTAGATCAACTAGAAAGATTATGAAAGAAGATTGGGAAACAACTAAAGAGATTATGTTTGAGATGGAAAAGAATATGCCTAAAGCATTAGAAGGTTTTGGCATGGCACGTACAGGTAGAATAGCACACGACATGGGAGTATGGTTGGATGCTACGATGGCTCTTAACAAGCGACAACATGTCACACTACGTGCATTTAAACGTGAGTTACTTCGAAAGATTCCGAATCCAGGTGAGCTGGATCAAACAATCAGAGCCATGCAAGACTCTGGTTATATAAAAATGGAAGGTAATTTAGTCTTTGCTTGTAAAAAGTAATTGACCTTAATAAATAGAAATGATATACTGCGAGGTTGGTATGTATGAAATAGGAAAATATGAAATTAAACATTGATATAACTAAGGATACTCTACTCTCTAAAAACGCTGTGGATATCTTAAGGGATAGATACATGTTACCAGAAGAGGAGACACCACAAGAAGCATTCGCCAGAGCATGCATGGCATTTGCAGATAACAAAGCTCATGCAGAAAGATTATATAAATATGTTTCAAATCTTTGGTTTATGTTTGCTTCTCCGCTTTTGTCAAATGGAGGAACAGATAGGGGTCTGCCTATCAGTTGCTTTTTAAATTATGTGCCCGATAGTAGAGAAGGACTAGCGGCACACTATACTGAGAACATCTGGTTATCTAGTATGGGGGGCGGAATAGGTGGTTATTGGGGTCATATTCGCTCACAGGGACAGTCAACTAGCAAAGGTAATAAGACGACAGGGGTTATTCCATTTATGCACGTGGTGGACTCTCAAATGGTAGCCTTTAATCAAGGTGCTACTAGACGTGGGTCGTATGCTAGTTACATGGATGTATCCCACCCAGAAATTATAGAGTTTATAGAGATGAGAAAGCCTGCTGGTGGAGACGTCAACAGAAAGAATCTTAATCTTCATCATGCTGTTATTACTCCAGACAAATTCATGAGAGCAGTAGAAGATGATAAAGATTGGGATCTTATAGACCCTAACAGTAAAGAGAAAGTAAAGACAGTTAAAGCTAGGAGTATTTGGATAAAGATACTAGAGGCTAGAGTTGCTACAGGAGAACCTTATATAATGTTTATTGATACAGTTAATAAGCATTTACCTAAAGAGTTAAAAGACAAAGGATTAAAAGTACATCACTCTAATCTTTGTAGTGAAATTACTTTACCCACTAATGAAGATAGAACAGCGGTGTGTTGTTTATCTAGTTTAAATTTAGAATACTTTGATGAGTGGTCTAAAGATGAAATGTTTATTGAGGACATCATGCGTATGCTTGACAATACGTTAAGTGTATTTATTAAAGATGCCCCCCTAACCATGAGTAAAGCTGTTAACAGTGCTAAGTCTGAACGTTCAATAGGCTTAGGTACTATGGGATTTCATTCTTACTTACAACGTAGTGGTATTGCATTACAAAGTCCTATGTCCATGGGACCTAACATTAAAATATTTAAACACATTAAAAAGAAATGTGATGCGGCGAATTTCTTATTAGGAAAAGAAAGAGGAGAAGCACCAGACCTTAAAGGAACTGGAAAAAGATTCTCACATATGACTGCCATAGCTCCTAATGCAAGCAGTTCAATTATATGTGGCAACACTTCTCCAAGTATAGAACCATTGAGAGCAAATGCATTTACTCAAAAAACTTTAAGCGGTTCATTTTTAATTAAAAATAAATACCTTGAAAAGTTATTAGAAGAGAAAGGAAAGAATACTAAAGATGTTTGGAAAAGTATTATTGCTAGCAGAGGAAGTGTTGACGCGCTCACTTTCCTTACGGCACAAGAGAAAAATGTATTTAAGACGGCCATCGAGATTGATCAAGCGTGGTTGGTTGACCTGGCTGCGGAACGTCAAAAATATATTTGCCAAGCGCAAAGTTTAAACTTATTCTTCCCACCTGATGTTAACGTGAGAAGATTAAACAATGTACATAAACGTGCATGGCATAAAGGATTAAAAACTTTATACTATTGCAGAAGTGAAGCTATTAAAAGAGCAGAGAACATATCATTAAAAGTAGAAAGGAAAGTGAGACAAGATAACGATGAAGAAGATTGTATCATGTGTCAAGCATAGAGGTAGATTATGAGTATATTTAAAGAGAGAGATTATTACAAACCATTCACATATCCATGGGCTTTTGAAGCCTATGACATGCAACAAAAAATGCATTGGCTTCCAAGTGAAGTACCACTTCATGAAGATGTTAATGATTGGAATAATAGAATGGATGAAGGCGAAAAGAATTTAGTAAAACAAATATTAACTTTCTTTACACAAGGTGATGTAGACATAGCACAAGCTTACATGGATGTATATGTTCCAATGTTTAAACCACCAGAGATACGTATGATGTTATCGGCTATAGCTACAAGTGAAGCCAACCATGCCCACAGCTATTCATTATTAAATGATACAATAGGTATGGATGATAGAGAGTACAAAGCTTTCCAAGAAATAAAAGCTATGAATGATAAGCATGAGTATCTATGGAAAAGCAAAGGGGGCACAGAGGAAGAACAAATGATAAGAGACATGGCGGTGTTCTCTGCATTTGGTGAAGGCCTTCAATTGTTTGCTAGCTTTGTTATGCTTCTAAACTTTACAAGGTTTGGTAAGATGAAAGGCATGGGACAAATTGTCGCATGGTCTATAAGAGATGAGTCACATCATGTGGAAAGCATGATTAAATTATTCCATTGTTTATTAGATGAGAAACCTAAGGTTTGGAATGACAATTTTAAAAAGAGTTTATATGAGATATGTCGTGACATGGTAATGTTAGAAGATAAGTTTATTGATTTGGCTTTTGCTATGGGTCCTGTTCAAGGACTGACAGCAGATGAAGTCAAACAATATATACGACATATAGCAGATAGAAGACTACTACAGCTAGGGTTAAAACCTAACTATGGGGTAAAAGATAATCCACTCGAATGGGTCGATTGGATAGTTAACGGAGTAGAACATACCAACTTTTTTGAGAACAGAGCTACTGAATATGCTAAAGGTGCCATGACTGGTACTTGGGCTGATGCATTTTAAGCTTGACAGAAAATCAAAAGTATGGTAGTATTATAAATCAAGGGGGGCACAAAGGGCAGACTGATCTAGGTTAGTGTGCCCTTAGCTTTTTCTGGAGGTGTGTGTGAAAGACTTAAGTAAAGAAGAATATAAGACGTACTTAAAAGAGTACAAGGAACGAGGCAATGCCGCTTTCAAAAAGTCACGTAACAATAGAATAGAAAAACGTGATAGAGAAGCTGCATATCGTGAACACTTGGAGTGCGCGGCGATGATTAGAAACATGAACTATAAAATGAAGAACGATGAATGGTTGTATGATGACAGACCAAACGGAAGCTTCTTAAAATTTCATAGAGTTATTGCATCTGGTGATCCAGATAAAATAGGAAAGTTATTTGATAACTTTGGAAGGGAAGTTAATGTACCAAGAAAAACAAACTAAGTACGATGGCTTTGCTAAAAAATTATTTTATGATTTTAGAAAGACGAGGAAGGGTATACCCTATTGGGAGCGGTTACACTTTAAAGATAGAGATGAGTGGCGTGGTATAGCTCAGCTTATTAAAAGAGAACGTAGACATTTTAAAAAGCTACGAAAGAAAACAGGAGACAATAATGAAAGACCTATTACAAGAAGCGGTTAATGCTGTAGTATTAGCCAAAGGGAATAAGTCTGATGCGGCTAGGGCATTGAACATTCCTCGCACTACTCTGATAAGCAGATTAGAAGCGGCTGAACGAGAAGAGATAAAGCCTACTGTTAAATCTCCCAACCTAGAAGTTGCTCTTGCTGAGCAAAAAATGGTATATGATTTACAGGTAAGGGAGTTAAAGAAACAATTAGATGAAGCCATACAACAAAACGTTACATCAGATTATGTCAGAAAAAGCGTGTTCAAGTTGGGAAAACATAAAGCTAATCCACCTAAGTGGTTGGTTAAATCCTCTCCTGCAACAGGCGCACCTGGTGTTCCCACTTTGTTCTTATCTGATTTTCATTATGGGGAAGTTGTTAAGTCCGATGCAGTTAATAACTTAAACACTTTTAATAAAAAGATTTCGCGATCGCGATTGAAGTCAACTGTAGAAACTGCAATTGATTTATGCCACAACCATATGGTCAATCCTAAATATCCTGGAATCGTTTTAGCTTTAGGTGGAGACATGATGTCTGGTTGTATTCATGATGAGCTAATAGATACAAATGATGGAACAAACATTGACCATGTATTAGAATTGTTTGACCAACTAATCTGGACAATCAGTACATTGGCTGATAAGTTCGGTAAGGTTTTTGTACCTACATGTTATGGTAATCATTCAAGAATGTACCAGCAATATAGAAATAAAGAAGCTGCGCATTTAAGTTTTGACTGGTTGCTTTACAATATGTTAGAGAAACATTTTAAAAATAACAAAGACGATCGTATACAATTTCTAATACCTACAGGATTTGATACGTACTATAAAATCTTTGACACTAGCTACCTATTAACACATGGTGATAGGCTTGGAGTCCGTGGAGGAACTGGCATCGTGGGTATGCTTGGGCCTATAGCACGAGGTGTTCAAAAGGTTAGATCAGAGTATGCTAACTTTGGTAAGTCCATTGACTATGTTATCATGGGGCACTACCATCAGTATATATCTATAAAAGGAGCCATAGTTAATGGCTCACTTAAAGGCTATGACGAGTATGCAATGAGCAATCGTTTTGCTTTTGAGATTCCTAAGCAAGCTTTATGGTTTACACACCCACAATATGGTGTAACTTTCCAGGTTCCTGTGATCGCCGAGCAAGGTGTTCCTAAGAAATCTAAGAAAGAATGGCTTCAATGGGCAACATAAAGTGATTTAAAGGGGGACGCAAGGTATTGCATGTGCCCCCTTTATCTGATATAATAAACGGTTCAAACCCACAACAAGGAGTATACTATGGCAATGGGATTAAAAAGAAATAAAATGAAAGGGCCTAAAAAAGTAGGCAAGAAAAAGCAAGGATATAAAGCTCGTAAAGATGAATCCATTGCTATGAGAATTAAAAAGAAAAGAACTAAGAAGCAACTTAAAGCTAGCCGTGACGAATCTTATGGTAAGTTCGGTAGCAAAGCTAAGAAAAAAGGTAAGATCAATAGATAATGCCTGATGATAAATGGACAGACGACCAGGATTTTCAAATGGGAACAGTTAAAGTAGGCGGAGACGCCATTAAAGTAGAAGAAAAAGAGGATGACAATAAGCAGAAGTCAGACGGGAAAGACAGTGAGTCTTAAACCGCCTGCTCACTTACAGCATCGTGTCACCCTATCATCTTCTCCAATGGAGAAGAGAAAGAAAAAAAGAAAACCTCTTCTTCCTGCTACAAAAAAGAATTTTAAAAAGTACAAACAACCTAAGAACAAACTTGGCAAACCAATGAGTCAGAGTGCTCTATGGAAATTTGTACCCGATGTTAAATAGTTATGATAAAAATTTATTTATTACTTATGGTAATATCAATGCCAGGAATGCCTTCGGTAAAATACAATGCAGCATTATATCCTACTATGGATGATTGCCTTGTAGCACGTGAAGGTTATATGGCAACTTATCATGCCAAAGACCAATCTTATAAAGACAAACTACATGCTGATGCAACTTGTTTGGAGTTTGAATCATTTCCTATACAAGGATTGCCAGGCAAACCTATAGGAATGGGGACATAGATGGATCCAGAACTATGCAAAGTATGCGGGCACGTATGTCATTGTAGTAATGGTGGCTCTTGTTGTGGAGGTCATTGCGAATGTAAGAATTGTGAACACCCAGAATCAGAAGAAGAAAAGTCTGTGGATTTTGATCCCGACTTT